CGGGTCACCAAGCTGGAGAAAAGATTGGCCTTAAATGACAACCAATTTTTCTCCGGTATTGGCCTCCAGTCATAGGACACTCGGTCCAATGGCGGGAAGTGACTAATGTGGACACGGGAATCCAAGATAGGATTGAGATCAACAGGACACGAACGAAGAAAATGTTCGAGGTCCCCATGTGTTAGATCAGTAAACACATCCTTTTCAAGATTTGGTGGGTCCAAGAACCGCCACTGATAGCACGCTCGACCAATTCTCGAGTACTTCTCTCCCTCGCACATCCTCCTCTGCTTTTCGTTTGAAACGAAGACAGGAAGGGGTACAAAGAGGATAGAAGTCCCCGGAACCCTTACCTTATTGTTTACTGTCTTCCTCAAGAGGTAGAACAGATAGACTTTTTTGGCAAGGGATTGGTTGAACCCACTTTCAAAGCGAGACGAAAGACCACCCCAACGCACCGGAACCCTCAAAGAACGAGGAGTACGGCGAAGGAGGGGAACATTCAAAGTCTTGAAAAGGGATTCCAATCCGGTTGATGGATAAAGCACCTTGGCATAGGAATAACATTCTGCTAAGGGCTTCCCTTCTCGAGCGATGAGGGATAACTTCCCGCTAACCACCACTCTCTCTTCCTGACTCAGGTACATCTGGCTATTTATGAGGCCAAAGTTCTCAGAGAGGTAATTCTTCCCTAGAGATGGGGTTAAACCCATCAATGGACCTAGTTCCTTCCAACGGTTGAATTGTTCTACCGTTATACGGGCGAGCAAATCATCGCCATTAATGAGAAACTGGTCATCCTCAAGTCCCACCGCCTTACAAAGAGAATAATTTGCAAGACATAGAAGAGGAAAGGAGAGAATACCACCCATGAGCTGGCCCCGATGCTGAGTTCTTGATCCCCAAGGGTAATCTACCCCACAGGGTGAAATCTCCCAACGGGCCCACTCTTTAGTCGGTCTATGATTGACTGAATAGAGTATGCCTTCAAGGAGAATCGAAGAACAGGACATGATAAAACCGTCCGTTGCAGCATCAAAATCACCAGATAACCAGAGGAAACCCTTCTCCGGAGGATACATTGCCTCCATACGTTGGCATTCTGCTTCTATCGAGACACTCATCTCCCTCGACCAGGTTGGTCGAAGGGGAGTGGGGGTCCTGAAGTACGTGTTATGATCCTTCTCCTGGTCCCGGAACCCCATAAAGGGTTCGTTACGGACAAGACAGAAGGGTTTTAACCGACCCAAGGACTCCCAGAGGGCTCTTTGAAAGGGCTTTAAGCAACGGGAGAGGTGAGATCCAACGGTGATCACACGGGTTTTCAGAGGTTCACTGAGTGCCACCACCTTCACAGAAGGTCTTAAAGGGGGTGGTTTAGAGGGAAAGGTGAGAAAGCATCCTGATTCACCCACGCAGCCGGATCGGACGAGCTCCACGGACGGAAAAGAGTCTTCGTTAAGGGAAAGGAAAGTCCCTGAGAAGCACTCTTGGGTCCAGCTTGAAGTCTCGTGCGGGCGGCGCTGGTTGAAGGTCTCGAGGGCCAAGGATAAAAGACCATGTGACCGGATTGGGTCATAAGAACCCACACGGGGACCCACCATCTGGTGTCTCTGTGAGGGATGACTCCATACTGGGTCAAGTGGTCGACCCTGTGAATCGACTTGAACCATGCTCTGACGTCTGCTTTCTGCCTCTGAGAAATCTGGAGTAATGAGAAAGTAATGTATCTCAGTAGGAAGTTTCCGGTAATCCCCTCTCTTTTCAGAGACGGGAGCCGTGATAACTTCCCTCCGT